ACTCAGGAAACCAGTTGCACCGGCAAGCCCTCTTGCTGATCGTGCTGCTACATTGAGTGCAGCAGACAAATTTCCAAGCTGACGTATCGCATCAGAAGCGTCAGAGCCTATGCCAAGTTGTAATTCATCAATCTGCACCGACATAATCTATACTCCTGTTTCGCAAAATAAAAACAGCCGGGGTGTTACTTCCGACTGCTTTCAAAGTTGTAGTTAAATTCAGCTGCCCATGCGGAGAACTTCTCAAAATCAGATTGCTGACTGTCCTTTTCCTGTTCGTCAGAAAGCGGAGCATCAAAGTATCTTACATGGGCTTTACTGCCTTGCAGTGCGACTGAAACCGCAGCATACACGGCATTGTTTACATAGAGTCCCATGTGCCACATGTGATGATCTAAGCGTTTTTGCCTCATCTCATCCATCTTTACATAGGGCTGCATATCAGTGGGGCATGACTCCCAAAATTTTTCTTCGGGAACCCCTAACATGAGGAAATATGGTAGGGTCTGATTGACTATTCGGTCTCGGTAGGAGTTGTAGGCATTTCGATTACCTTTTCCTCCGGAGTCTCTGCCGGGGTCTCCTGTGCTTTCATCTCCTGCTCCATCATCTCCTGTCCCCTCCTGAGAAGCGTGGATAAAAAACCGTTCTTACCCAACTCTTCCTGCATGTCCTCATAAAGAGTAAATGCGCTTTGAGGGTGGTCCTCGGTAGACTCATCTTCATAGTCGTCAAACCAGTCGATCAGTTCCTCGATGCGGACCTCTTTTTCCTCATTGGTCTTATAGCCAAACTCCTTCCCGTGGTACTTCTGCAAACCGGCGAGAAGAAGTTCAGCGGTATTCTTGACCAGCCTGCCAAAGACAGCTTTCGCAGTGTCCTCAACATCATCGAAAGTCGCAGAAGTTACTCTGTCTAACAGGTCATCCTTGCAAAGCTGGCGATAGGTAAATCTTACTTTGTATTCTTTACCGTGGATCTTGAAAATATACATGTTTCCCCTCCGAAAAATGTACTATCAGGTTGTCGATGCAGCCGAAACGTCGATTGTCGTGGAAGGATAGACCGAAAGGGTCATGGTGACAGGATCGTTGACACCACCTTCGTTGATGAACACATCATACTGACCTTCCCATGTTGCCTTGCCCTGGGAACCGCCGAAATCAAGCTCAAAATAGCCGGGTTTCATGGCATTGGTCTTGAGGGACTGATAGGTAGCCAGCAGATAGTTTGCTGTGAACTGCATATTGGAGATGGACTGTACGCCGGGCACGAAAGCCTGCTGCTCATCTTCGAGATCGGTTACTTCGATCTGCTCTCTTTCACCACCAAGCTGGGGGAAAGACTTGATCTTGCAGAGCTGGGTCAGTGAACCCTGAGTAGTTCCAAATTTCAGCACTGTGCCGATGGTGGAAATAGCTTTAGTAGCCATATTCAGCCTCCTTAGTTGTTAGGGGTTAGTGACAGTCTCTTGCTGACTGCCAGTGGTTGTATCTTCGCCAAGTAGCCATCCCGTATAGTTCATGGCAAACCTGGTTATATAACGATGGACATTATTGTTCCGGAACCGCTGAGCGAAACCTGTGGAGTAAAAGCCCATGCCGAACATGATCTCTTTACACTTATCCTCAAGCCTTAATGCCACGGACTCCTTAGATGCAAAGCACTCTATCTGAATGTTGATTACGATACCGTTCTCGTCATTCTCAAGATTTCTGACCTGCAACCATGTGTAATTGGTCATAGGTTTAAATGCTATCCAAGGTAGCTGTGCGCCGATGTCATTGTTGCCGAACGACTGCTGTGTAGCTGTTATGGCACCAGCCTCAACGATTTCGGTTAGCCATCTTTGGTAAATTTTTTCGATGGGATTTTGAACGATTTCTGCCATATTGCTCAACCTCTGAATACGCTTCTTGCTACATCTCTGTATTCCTGGCGTATCTTCATGTCTGCGTTGTATAGTGGCATAGTCGCTTGTGTACCGAAGGAAACGTAAGTGTGACCATCCTTTTCGTAGATCCAGGTGTCATTGGCACCTTGTCCCATACCGTAGGAACCGATTGTGTAACCAAGTTCTACGCCTAAAGGGTTAGGAGAGTCACCAACAGGTACTTGGTTGTAGTGAATACCTGCGCCAAACTCTACGAAAGCAACATCTTCGCCTCGCAGTTTGATCGTTGACCTCATGTTTCCTTCTTGACTGCCCACCATGACATAAGGGTTTTCAGTAGCAAACGTGGGTGGTTCTGAGTCGCCCATACCATTGAGATGTATGTGGGCTTCTTCTATGCCTTTCTTCGTAAGCTCTTTTATGAACTCACGGTTTTTGACAAGCAGGTGCCTCTGATACCACTCTACTCGCCTTGCAGCTTTCAGAAGGGACTGCTCAGATAAACCGTTAATTACGATTTTCATTGACCTCATCCCCATTCTTTTTGATGAGATACCTGGCTATGTTCCCCATCTTGGTGTCAACCTTGCGCTTCAACGTGTAGTCGGGATATACAGTCGGACATCCGTTCTCGTCAAGTTTCAGTTCTCCTAAAGCTGTAAGCTCCGGGACCACATCAACCCAAACCCGCATACCTTCTATCGGCTGAAAACTCCGGTCAAACGAAGTGATGTAGCGATCATAGTCAGGTACGATACCTACGGCATAATCTTCCGGGGTACTTCCCGTGGGACTGACTGTAAACCTGTGCATTTCAGGCTTGCTGTATAAGGATACATCATCAATCCCTACATACGCCTTTGACTCAATCGAAAACCACAATTCCTGTGTCTGCCTCTGTAAACACCTCATGTCTGTGTCCTCCATTCAAGCGTCCTGCCCAACCGCCCATAACGGACGCTCCCTGCACCGTAGTCGGAGGGGAATCTACGACACGCACCGTCTTAAAGAGTCGCAAACGGGACTACACCATGCTGTGTATACACATTCCCCTTGTTGTTCCACATGCGGTACATGCCTGACTCGATGTGCATTGATTGGAACTCTGCGCCCTGTTGAATTGCCTCGTAGAGTGCAAGGTCCGCTATACAACTCTTATGCCTGGTCATATCCGCAAGGATCTGTTCTTCGGTCCATGTGGAAGGATAGTTGACATATTCCCTGAAAGCCATCATAGCTCTCGTGGACAGGATCGTGATTGTCGATGCCTGACCTTCTTCAAGATAGTCAAGCAAAATCTGTACGATCTCCGCTTTAAGGGTTTCCATCTTACTTCCTCGGCTTTCTCGTCCTCTTGACGGTATCAGGCTTCTTGTCTTTTACGGAAACCTGTTCGCTTGGATCATCAATGTCCATGTTCCTTGCTCTCGGAAGATCGTTCGATGTGGTGAGGTTACTCGCCTCGCCTCTGCGTCTTAACAACATTCCCATTGATAAATGCGCTCCTTGTAGATTTTGTAATTATCATGTGCGCTTCGTGTCCTAACGCAATAGATGGATCACACCATATCTCTTCACGCAGTTGCCTTGCTCTCCAGCAAAAACTGATGTCCTCGCCCACAATGCCGATAGGGGAAAATTGCGGTCCATAACTGACAAGCACATTCATGAGAACATCGGTCCTCATCAGTACGCATCCGAAACCGCAGGCAGCAACCTTGAATAGTTCGTCGGGAAGTTCTTCAAACTCTTCGGAACGTATGCCGGCCTTGGGGTGAATATCAAACCGCTTGTACAATGTCGGGGTAAATGGATGTCTCCGCTTGTAGTATGGTGCAGTCAATATTCTGAGGTTGTTTTTCTCCATGGTGTCCATCATGGATACCAGTGTGTCAGGCATAAAAATCATGTCTGAGTCAAGCCAAAACGTATACTTGGCTTTAGAGCCAATAGCCATCTCTGCAAGATGGTTCCGACTGTCATAAACCAACGTCCCAATGTTGAAATGTGGTTCAATCTCCATGCCGGCAGGTGCCTGCAATTCTACAAGGCACTGTGCAAAACTCGCAGAGATGGTATCAAGGCATGGTATAGCGACGTATACCTTATCCATGCGTTAGACTCCTTTAGCTATAAGCTAAGATCAGGTGGAAGTACCTGCACCGGGCATCTTGATGAGCTTGGACGGGTCACGCACCAGCGTAGCGAAGTGGCAGTCCGCAGTGACCACGGTGCTCTTATTGATGATGTCTCGATCAGTCTCTACGAAGATGTCTCTCTTGTGGTAGATCGCCAGCGCACCGGGCTTAACGATGTAAGCGCAGTTTGCGGAAGTCAGCTTGTTGGAAACTACAACCTGGCATCCGTGGAAGTAACCGACAGTGCCTCTGATGATGATGTTCGCAGCGACATCTGTACCGGAGATATATCCAGTCGCCTTACGGATCACTTCGTAAGCAGCAGGATTGATGAGAAGTGCTTTTTCACCGTCAATGTCCTCACCAAACAGGGTGAGTGCTTCGATAACACCATTTGCTGTGAAAGCACCGGCATCGGTAGTCATGGACTCGATTGCCTCAGTGGACATAGTAGCAAGCAGATCATTGTCAACTGCACCGGCAAGCGCAAGCGTGATCTGTCTGACAGCTTCATCCAGGGGCCTGCCATAGCCACTGAGCAAGGACTCATCGGTGAACTGTGCCCCGATTGCGTACTTTTTCACCGTAACGTCTTTAGTCTGCTCGGTGAGCTGCTTGATCGGGATGTCGTGCCCTTCAAGAACAAGCTCTGCTGCCCCCAGCAGGTTAAAGTAGGGTAGAGAGATGGTGTTGCCTGGTCTGCCGACAAGGTTGTCATAGTTCTCTGCCAGCGGTGCGAACCTGATCGCATCAAAAAGTTTCTTTCGAATCATGTCACCTACAACCTGCGGATTAAACAGGTTAGTTAAGTAGGTTCCGTCTGTCGTGGAAACAGTGCTCATAATAAACCTCCCATAATTTTTGTGGGTCAGCGAATAGCTCCAAACGCTATCCGGTAGTTAGTGGTTAGTTGTGTCCAGCCAGTTTGTCGTAGACTGAACGATGGTTTTTAAACAGTTCCAGTCTGTCTGTGTACTCCATCTTGTCAAACTGTTCCTGCGTAACACTGATGGTGTCGTCGTTTCCGATCACGGGTGCAGGCATCTTCTTCATAAGATCCTGCCTGATACGCTTCTCTGCTTCTGCAAGCTGATTCTGCTGCAATCTGAGAAGTTCGTCGGTGTCGTTGTCGAACAGGGCGTTTGCTGCTGCGATTGCGTTCTTCTCGGAGTAGCCAAGTTTCATGAAGGACGCTGTGTGCTGATAGATCGCTTTCTCTCTCCGAAGAGTGTTAAGCTCGTCAAGCATCTGTGCGTCTTTCTCGGCTTTCTCCATACGGGTTCTCTCGGACTCCGAAAGGGTCTCGTTGTACTTCTTCTTGTAGGACGCTGCCTCGCTGGTTGCCTTGTCCGTGGCTTTTTTCAGCCTCATGACCTCTGCTTTCAGTTCAGCAATAGTGTCATCTGCGGATCTCGGCTGTTCCTGTTCCTGATTGATGTCTACATTTTCGTTCGTGATGATCTGTTCCTCACCCATAGTGTTCTCCTTGCGAAATTTCTATACCGGCTTCTCTGTCGGTGTTAATTGTGCGTTTGGTTCGCTTCTCTGCGGTTTGCGTTATTTACGACATTCTCTTGTCGATCTCTATAAAAATGCCAAGACTGACAATTTTTATCAGATAAATTCTGAGTGCATCTGAGTCCGGTTGATGAGGCTCAGGTCATGATTGACTCCACTCAGCCTGCAAGGTACGTCACACATCTTCATGTCCGTGGCGCACTCCTTTTTGATTTTCAAAATATTTTCGTCCATGATGTGTCCGATGATCTGAAATGGCTTGTGGCAGCAGTACATCACTTCTCCAAGCTCATTGACAGCAATCTGTGACCACTGTCCTATGCAACTATCGTACTTCTTGCCAAGCAGGTGCCATTTGTAGTTCATAACCACACGAACGTCACGGTCAGCTATGTCTTGTATAGCTTTGACGATCTCTGTTGGTTTCATGGATCTGTCGTCGGGTAGTCTCTCGTAATAGCACCCGTTTGTTGACTCCACAGGACGGATGACAATGTAGTCAACCGGCAGATCCTTGTTCGCTGCGTAGAACTTATAGACTTCATCAACATTCTCTGCCAGCAGTTGTATCCCAAGCCTTGTTTCGGGCTTTTTGTCTATGGCAAACCTGACAATGTTGTTCCGGACCGTCTGATATTCACGGACGCCTCTGCGATGTTCGTAGCTGTCCTCGTCCCAGGCATCGAGTGATACTTTCAGGTAACGTGGACTGCACTGAACGTAGCGGTTAAAGTTCGTGTTTATGCCGTATGCGATATTCTCTTTGTCAAGCCACTCTACGATCTTGTCAAAATCCTTGGAGATAGTGGGTTCACCACCACCCGACAGGATAAATCCAAGTACACCAAGGTCCTGCATCCTGCGTACATAGGTCACAAAGTTCTCGAATGACATTGACCTTGCACCGTCGTCGAAAGCCCATCTGCGATATGTGCAGTAAGGGCATCGGTTATTGCAGTAGTTGTTCAGGAAGATGTCAGCGGTTATCGGCAACTGACTGTTTACAACCCTGTCAAGGTGCAGAAGTATTTTGTTTCCAGTAATTGCCTTGTCCATACATTCCTCACTCGTAGGTCGCCCAGCATCGGCAGTTAGCTATGTTGTCGGCCCCGGCTCCAAGTGAAGTGTCTAAGGGCTGCATGAGCAGGTCTCCGTTTACTTCAAATGGTTC